ATGCACTTTCTCCTACTGTGTTATTTTCCACACTGTAATAAATGCTGGCATTTAATCCGTCTTTGCTAAATTCGCCCTCTATGTACTTACATAAATCTCTAAGAATACGAGCCTGCGCCTGCACAGGCGTGGCATTATGATGCCACTCTGCTACTTGAATCATACTGGGTAATTCTAAAATTTCGATGGCTGCAGGATCGCCGCCCGTGCCTAAACTAGGATCTAATGCAATAATATATGTACAAGATGTATCAACTTTTTTATACCATCGTGCTTGTCCCATCTTTAATATAGGTTCTATACCTTCTAAATTAGACAAGGTGATACTGTTAACCAATGTTTCGTCAAAGATTAAGAATTTACATTCGTGTTCTCGATCAAATCTCTCAGGACCCACTCGACTACGTTCCGTATCTGCCCATTCTTCATCTCTATCTGGGTGCTCGTTCCAAATAGCCATGTACGGAGAAAATCCATTACGACCTACTGCCTGCAGATTTCCGTATTCATCAAATCGTTTGTTTGCTTCGTTCCAAATCTGTGCAAATTGATCTTCGTCACTGTTCGGAGTGCTGGTAATAATTGCCTTACCACCAGTTGCCAGTGTAGGCGAAATAGATGTCCAGAATTCAACAGCAATATTGGGGGCAACATAGGCAAACTCGTCACAATATAGTAAAGAGATAGACATACCTCGACCAGTAGTTTCAGTTGTTGTTTGTGCAACAATACGTGAGCCGTTATCAAACTCAATACTTTGTTTGTTGTAACTAGTCACGCCGCATCTAACAAAATCGGGGCAAGTTTCATATGCATATCTTAATCGTTGCATAATTTCTTGGGCACCTGTATATTTGTGTGCGGCAATTAGAATGGTTGCATCCGGTATAAACATTGCATACCATAACAAATAGCCAACCGCAGTAGTAGTCTTGCCCATTTGGCGACCTAGCATGTTTACGCTAAATCTATTCCCATGGTAACTATCTAATAACTTGATCTGATAGGTAAACGGATCGTATTTGATCTTACCCTTTGTTGGATGTTGTATGTTAAAGAAGTTGCTTAAGAAGTACGCAGGACCAGTTGTAAGATCTGCACAGGCCAACAGATGATTTACCTGATCTTCGGTATATCGCTGGGTAGCGTGAGCCTTCTTAACTAAATTGCCGTCTAAACTTTTTGCCATATTATTATTTACTGAAAAAAATAGGCTCCGAAGAGCCTATTTGGATTTAGGAAAATCTTCCTTTATCTTATGTCGATATTATCGACGTTTTGTTTGCAGCCCTTGCCAGGACTTACTCCCACTTTACTTCTTTAATCTACCATCAGCTTCTGCTGACTTTAACATTGCTGCACGATCAGCATAGCTGCCGCGCTTAACATCTTTAGCTGCTGCCTTCTCACCCGGAGTCGGATTCTTAACGTGCTTTAGCGGATCAAACTTTTCAGTACCTTCCATTTCTTTTTTGTCTTTCTTTTTAGACAGATCATTTTTGCCTTTGCCATCTGCCGCAAATGCCGGAACACTCTTACCATTGACTTTCTTCATCGGCATGGAACCTTCAGAGATAAAATCCTCATAGTCGGCAAATAATTTTTTCGTTACATCTTCCATTGGATTAGCTCGAGCCAATCCTGCTTGACGTTCTCTGTGATCGCCAGTATTTGGATCGTATGCCATTGCATCACCGTCGAACTCTGGAACTTCTGTCGGATCTGCTGGTGTATTATCAAGTGCTGGTCCAGATACTGCGTCAATTAACTTACGCATGTCTTCTCCAGATCCAGTCATTGCTTCATCTTCACCGTCTGACATACCTTTAGCTGCGCCATCTACATCACCGTGGATAGCAGCGCCTGCTAGTGCGCCGCCAACACCAGAAATATCAACTTCGCCAGCATCTAGTTCACTGTCTGTTTCAAGCGCATCAATGTCATCACCTGCTTTACTACCGGCGGCGTAACCTGCCATAGCACCTAGTGGGCCACCTAACATGCCGCCGCCAACAGCGCCAACAGCGCCAAGCCCAAAGCCTTCGTCTTCTGGCTCATTATCGTCAGCACGACCTGGTGCAGGTTGTTCAGGATCATTCATTGTGTCTAACATCTTCTTCATCTGGTCTGCACCAGACATAGGAGGAGCCATAGTAATACCAGTAGTTGGCTTATCCATTGGCATGTCGTGCGGAGTAACTTCTTTGACGCCTGCTAGTGTCATAATGTTATTCAACATGTTTGCAACTTCGTCGCCTGTGGCGGCAGTTGCATTGATACTGAAAGATGCTGGAGTGCCAGTAGTTCCCATTGAGGGAGCCATTCCGCATTCTGCAATAGTATTTTTAACACCAGAAAGGTAGCGTAGGCTATCTACACTTAGTTCTTCTGATAAACTTTGTTGAACTGCTCGAACAGCAGCATCTGGTGCTACTGTGGGTTTAGCTTGAGCCACGTTAGGATTTTGACCATCCAACTCAGCTAAACGTTGTAATACATTAATCATTTTCATAATTATTTCCTTGGATCTGCTGCCTGCATAACAGGGCTTTTTGTATTGCCGGTGGCGTCAGTATTGAACTTAGCTTTGGCAGCAGCCGCGCTATCACCTGTTCCGTTGCCTTCGGGAATTTCTTCCCCACGTTCACGTCTTTGTAATTTTAGAATTGAATTTAATTCTTTTACAAATCCGGTATTGTATTTGTCACCGTAGTAATCTTCTCCATTTACAGCAGGAGCTTCTTTGTATTCGCTATCCATTAATAATGGACTTTGTTGCTTTTCTACTTTTTGTTGGTAAGCTTCGTATGGTTCATCTGGTCTACGAACAACAATACACTGTTTAGTAATTCCTAACTCACTAGATAGGTATTCTACTAATTCAAATTGAGTTGTTGGGTAATTTAGAGTTACTTCGTAAATGCTAACTTCGCTATTTTTTACAGCAGGAAAATCTAGTGGTAATTCTTGTATTGGAGTTTTGCCAGTTTTTTTGAAACTAGAAATTTCAAATTTAGAAAGTAACGATTCCATTGCCTTCTCTTGGTCGTCCGACACAGTGCCCGCTACTTTAACTCGAAAGGAGTAGGTCTTTTTAGATTCTGCAAGATGTTCTTTGAATGATCTCATTGTGGTTTCCTATGCATTATTTATTCATATTTTTTAGTTTTTCGAGAATTGAGTTACGATCTGTAATAACATATCCTTCTCCTTCAATCTCGTCACCTTTTTCGCCATGCTTTCTATCAATAGCAAGTTTCTTAAGTTGCAGATCGACCATTTTTAATTTTTTATCTATTTTGTTAGTTTTTGCAGTAATTGCTGCATTTAACATTTGTCCGGCTACTTCAAACATCCTAGTACTGTAGCGAGCCTCTACATTCATACCTAGATCCATTAAATCATCATATGCTTTTTCAGCCTTAGCTGCTAAGAAATCTAATTCAGCATCACTTATATCCCCAAGCCCTTTAACTCTAGGTAGTGCTGCAGAAATTTTGTCAAACTCTTCTAATTTATTCTGTAAATCAATAGTAGGTACAATTACTTCGGCAGGTGCAGGAGTATCGATCATTTCATCACTAGGTGATATGTTTAACAATTCTTCAAGTTTCTTAGTCATAAGCGTACTTATCCTTTCTTTTTACCAGTATGGAAAATATCACTTTCGTTGATTATCCTAAACTTGATGCCCTGGTTCTTACACCAGTTGGAAGCTGCCGCCCACTTGGCCATGTTCTTAACATATTGTGCTTGGTTGTACTGATTTTTTCCTACTTTTTCTAAGATAGTTTGATTAGCTGGTTTGATCTCAATTAATTCTGCATGTTTTTTTTGATTTTTATCTAAGTATACAATTAAAAAATCTGGAACATAAACTGTATTTTTTCCTGTCAAAGGATCTTTATACGGAATCTGAATTGATTCACTTGACCATTGCTGTACGCTAGGATTATGATCGCAAAATTGCATAAAAGTCAATTCCCAAGAACTTCTATATAGTGGTGTTCTAGAACCTACATATTTTTCGGGGTTGTCAATTTTATATTGACCTTTAGCAAATTTCAAACTCATGCTAGGATGTTACGTTGTATTTCATCGGCCGCAGTAGGTAAAATATAAATCCCTAAACTGCTGGTCTTGAATCTATTATAGTTTAAGATTTCGGCAACAAGTCCGCTAATTTCTAAATTATCTAATGCTGCTAAACTATCTATAATCTGCTGAGGATTAAAATTGTCTTTCTTTGCCTGTGTCAAAATTATCAATGCAATAGACTCTGCACTAGATGTCGAAAAACCTCTTTTTTCAAAAAAAGATTTAATTGATGTTGTAAAATTATTATCTATATCAACTGGGGCATTAAAATATTGATCAAAATATTTCTTTGTAGGATCTGCACTATCTTGAGTTGCTTGCTGGATTGGCAGATTTGAATATAATTTATTTTCCATTAATTAGTACCCCCTAAATTTCTTGGTGTTGCTAGGGACACGCTTTCAGATCCAATTTTTCTAAATAAAGTGTTAACTGGATTTACTTGCTTAGTAACTATTTGGTCTGGAGTCGATCTATCCAAGTCAATTTGACTAATTGTAGAACTTGCAGGATTAGTAGCACCTCTTATAAGACTACTTGTTACTAAACTATATGCTTCTTGTTTAATTCCTGCCTTTGTTAAACTTTTTGCATTTTGTGCAAGATTTTTTGTACTTATGGCAACATTTAACCAGTCACCAACACTTAACGGACCTTCTTTATTAAACACTCCTAGTATATCAGCCGATCCATTGAGCAGGCCACTAATGCCTTTGCCGCCACCACCAAGCACAGATAGTGGACTGGGCGCATTATCGTAATGTATTGAGTTGAACCCTGGTTCTGTTTTAGATACTGGAGTATTTTTCGTGTCGTAGTAGACTGCTTCGTACGCCACTGTCATTTTGGCATCTAATAACTTGTTTCCATTAGTTTGATCTAATTGAGAGTGTGCCCATTCTGTAATGATAGGATTTATTAACGTGACTGAACTATATCTTCGTCTGTTTAATAAAAATATTTTTATATAACTAAAAAATGGGTCAGTCTGTCCGTTGTTCAATCCGTAGGCGTATGCTCGATTATCATATTCAGATAAATCCTTATACGCTTCCGGTATTTCTGACATTGTCTTTGACAATGAATTAAATCCTGTGTATCTAGAATCAGCATAGTAGTATTGATAATAGTTTTTCCACAAATCAGTAATAATGTTATCCATGTCATCATGGAAGGTAATACTAACAGGATTATATGTTATCTTACTTTGAACTACTGTCTTTTTGTTGTACTGATTTAGAGTTTCTGTTGCAACGGAAAATCTAGGAAGGTCTGCAGATTTTGCCAGTAGTCCTAATTTTCCCCTCGATCGTTTGTACCAACTATCGTCGAGAGCTGCAAAAATTGTCTTATCGTGTAGTTTAGGATTTAATCCAATTTCGATAAAATAAGTCCAGCCAGCCTTAGGAGCCATGCCGTAGTAGTTGTCCTGGTACAATCTGGCAGCATGTTTATAATCTCTAAGATAACCGTCGTTACCAAATAGGCCGCCGGCAAAGCCGCTAAGGAATTGTGTAAAAGCATTTGACATAATAATATTTATGTCAATTGAAATAGCGAAATTACGGCATTAATTGTTGGTACATTTCTAGAACAGCTTCTCGAGTAGGGCCTAGGTAATCGTTGTTTACAACTGAAAAATTGATAGAATCTTTCCAAAACATTCTAAGTTCAGTATCTGCTTTACTTTCAATTTCTTTGCCATGCGGGAAAAATGTCATGTTTTCTAATAATCCCATTTTTGGATATGCTACTAACTCGCCATTTTTATGATCAAAAATCCACCTGTGATGGATTCCTCCCTTAAAAGTATCTCGACGTTGGAGTTCATAATATTTGCTAGGAACTGCAATAAATCCTTCTTTAGCAATGCGTGGCAAATATTTTAATGCTGCCATAGGATATGCAATGTCTTCTAATGTATGTGTGCAATTGACAAAATCAAATTTGCCATGTTCTTCTACGTAGTTGAATAATTGAACCCAATCTTCATAAGAATTTATATCTCCGGCAAAGGCATGGACATTTGGAATCTCAATAGGTCGTAAATCAAACGTGTGCGTTAAGTATTCTTGATTAAAAGGATTATGACTTGCCCCAATGTCTAACAATGTAAAATTAGGATTACGTTCTTTGAGATTTTTAACATGGTTAAGGACCTCAGAGCGTCCGTATAGTTCTTCTTTATAGATATAAATCTGTTGTGCCACAATAATCTCCAGCCGTAAAAAAAGCGTGTATAGTAATTATACACGCTTTTATAGACTAAAGTCAACTGTGATTAACCAGTTGCTAATGTTCTTGTAGTTCTACCAATTGCTGCGCCAATACCAACCGGTGCGCCCGATCCGTCAATCTGTACAGCATTATCGTATTTGAAAGTTAGTGTAATGTCGATTGGATCACTGCTAGAATAATCAGTATTCGAATACACACTGTTCTGGACATAACAACCGTACAATTCAAAAGTTTCTAAAACTTTTGGTTCGTTAGCACCGTTACCCCCGTCTAAGATTTCGATACGTGTTACAAATTTGTAATCAATACCGCTAGCAGCAGAACTCTGTTCAAAGAAGTCGAATTGTTTCTGTAGTTGCTCACCGACTAGCTTGCTAACTTCGTTAGAAACATCATCTCTTACAACCAAAGTAACATCTGCCCATGTGTAACGGCCAGCATAATTAATTTTGCTGTTGTAAACATGAAGCTCGATGTTATCAAACGACACTCCTGGACGAGTAATATTCATTACTTGTTTTGTAAGTTCAGTAGTTGGCTTACTTACACCAAAATTTTCCAATGATACCCTGAAACGATATTTCAGCTTAGGCATCAATAGGCCCTGCGAAGTAGCACTCTGTCCGCTAGGAAGAGGTACTGTAAATTTACTTAAACTAGAAATTGCCATCTAGATGCTCCTTGTTTACTATATTTAACCATTATCTGCCAGCTGCAATATCACCAGTGTTTTTCAAGCGTAGTGGAATATAGATAAATTCCACAGCCTTAACTGGCTCAATAGCAATATCAACGTGTAGTTCGTTACGATCAATACGTGCCGGTGTGTTGTTTTGTTCATCACACTGTACAATAAAGTCATAGATAGCTCGTTGACCCACTAGTTCAAGTAATAAACTCTCTGCCGATTGTTTAATTTCGTTACGTGTAATTCTATCGTTTGGTTCAAATAAAAACGGACGAGCTAAAAGATCTAATTGTCTACGTAAGTATGCAACTAAACGAGACACGTTAACCCTATCTAAAGAACTTACCGCCTTTGCTCGAGTCTTTTGTCCAAATACTACTAGACCAGCGCCCGGTAATGTTGCAATCGGATTAATTTGTATTCCGCGGTCCTGTAATACATTTCTAATGCTTTCTGGCAATGGGCTTTGCACAAACTCACCATTCTTGACATACCCTACGGCTGTTGCATTATCAACCCCGCCTCGACGTGTGCCGGCTGGTGCAAACCAAGGATAACTTCGTTGATCGCTAATAGCAATAGTACGCAATATCATGTGGCTTGGAGGAACAACAATATTATTTCCACTGTTGTCAGTTGTAAATCCGCTTGGATAGTACATAGCTAGGTATTCATCGTAAGTGCTAGCACCTGTTTCTCCGTTGTCAAGGGCAGTTGTGCTCGAACCCCATGCACGTAGATCAGTTCCATTAGAGGCTAATCTAAACGGAGTATCGCCAATAACAAAAGATGTTAATCCACGAGAAACGTTTAAGCTAACCATGTTAGCAATTGCTTCTGGGTAACCCGGAGTTGAAATTAAGTTAGCTACTAGTGTATCAGTATCACGAATACCTTCGTTTGTATCGATAGTCGCCTTTAATGACTTAACTACCATACCTCGTTGAGCCTGTCTACCAAATAGTCCACTACCATCAGTGTTATTACCAGTAGCATTTACCCAACGAGCTGCTGCATACGGGGCGCTTCCCATAGTACCATCCATTACATCGCTGTTAAATCTAATGTTTATACCATTGTTAGCAGTAACATCAATGTACTGAGAAACATAACGTTTAACATTATTTCCACTACGACGAGTATTCCATAGACGCATGCCTTGTGGATATAGTGCCGGATCAATACAATCAGGATCTAAGAAATTACTAACTGATAAGTTAATAATCGTAGATGGAATAGTTGATTGTCCATTAACGGCCCAACGAGCATCAGCAAATACCCAACCGCTAGGGCTAGTATTGTCTGCTAAATCTTGTTTTACCCATTTAATTGTAGAAGAATTCCAAACATAAACATTCTGTCCGTATTTTTCTGGATCAGATGTATCAATCCAAATATCTCCATTTACTAATGGCGAACCATCACTTTGTCCAGAATCTTTATTAGGCTGTGTAGCTCTAATAATAGGGCCAGTTGGATTAGTATCAGGGAATGCATTTCTATAGCCAATCCACGTTGTGCCGTTGTGATATAGAATATCTACTTCGTCTTGTACCGCAGAGTACCATAGTGTACCGTCTGCAGGAGCAGAGCTAGGAGCTAACCCGCTAAACTCTACTGTAGATGTAAGAAGATCAATAGGTTTCCAATTACTTGCTCTCAACTCATATGGAGAATGCTGTCCTTCTGGATATAAATTTGCAGCATATAATGCAAGGCCGCCGTTATAGAAGCCAACGTTTGCTAGAGGAGCGCCATTACCTTCTGATAGATAAATTTCGCCACCTAACTTATGAGATAATTTTAATACTCTTGTTGTAGAATCGTATTCAGAAGATACATTTATAAATCCTGCAGCGGAAACTGCGGATGCAAACCCGTCTACTGTGCTAGTTGTAATAGTAACTACTTTAGAAGAAGCTAGGGTAGAACTACCTGCAAGAGATTCAGTAATATTAAATGAGTCGCCTGGAGTAAAAAATACACCGCTAGCAACAGTAGTAGCAACTACTGTTGGAGACGTTGTTGTTCTTCTATAAATTCTAAAATCAGCAATTCCAGGAGCAGTAGAAGATCCGTATGTACCGTCATCGATATTGCTCTTAACAAATATTCTACCTGCTGCTAATGATGTGCCGCCAGTATTGTCTAATCCTGCAATAGCAGCGTGTGCTGATGTGAAAACTGGAGCAACCATCGTAGTCCAAGTTTTTGTAACGTTGTCGTAATATTTAACAGACCAGTCAGCGCCATTATTTGGAGTGGTGGTCTTTACATACACACTGCCCGTGGCAGAACCGTCTGTTCCAAATTGTGGAAACTGGAAGTGCGGCGCTACTGCAATTTTTACAGCACCATAAGTTTTAGCAGTTAGACCTAAAGTAGCTAATGTGCCTGCGGTACCGTTAGATAAAGTGATCTTACCATCGTATCCCGACAAGTTATTAGAAATTGCAGTTGCATCTGCATATAGATATAATCGAATACCGTCTGTCTTTGCGCCAACTCCAGCTTGTGGCATCTGCGAGTTAATTGCTGTTGCAATATCTTGAGGAGTTGTACCTGTAATAGTAACTTGTGTACCATTAATAAAAAATGTAGAATTGCCTACTGGAGTTCCGACTAGTCCTGTTGCAACTGGCCAGCTTGTTTGCCAGCAGTTACTTGTAAATGTATCAGAAGCAATTGGAGCACCAAACGATGTTTCAACTGAAGATCCGACTTTAACCCATACATTGCTGTCATTTTTGAACCATAAAGTATTATAGTTGTCAGATGTGGCAACCATTGCATAAGAACCAATTGTTCCAAAACTTTGTATAGGCTGTCCGCTGGCTTGTGATATAAGATTATCGTCGTTGATAATCAACGGTGTTTTATTTGTAAACACTTTTGAAGCAGCATTCCATTCGCTAACACCAAATTTAGAAGATGTAGTATCTATCCAATATGCGCCTGCGTCCGGCTCGCCTTTTGGTTCAGATGTCTTTTGTACTAGTTCATTTAAGTCTAGATTTGCTCTAACAATGTATGATCTAGAACTTACACCTAATGTACTATATGCAGCTTGTAACCCGTATTCATTTAATTCGCCACCGTGTACTGCATTGCCGTTGCTATCAGTATAGAAAAGTGGAGTACCAAAGGTATCAGTTAAATCACGTTGACTTGTAATAGTCCAGACTTTTCCAATATTGGAAGCTAGTGTTCCGGGTGCAATTGTGCCGGATGGTGTGGACTTGTTTGCTTTAGTTGCAACAAAAATAATAGGTACGGTGCCAGGAATTGCGGTGTTATAAAAACTTTCGTCAACTACTGTTACTTGTACGCCCGGTGAAGTTAATGCCATTTGTAAATCTCCTCGATGGATTATCGTTTGTAGTATTTAGTGGTTTACTATTTTTTTACCAAGTTAAATACATATGAAAAGGGCAGGAAAAGGGCGTGAATGAGGAAACTATGTAAAAAATGCGACAAACGACCAGTCGCAATTAATTACTATAAGGAGGAGAAACCCTTCTATAGGTCAACATGCGACCATTGTGCTAGGGGTAGCAAAGAAGGATTACCGAAATGGTATAAATCGGGATACCGTCAAAAAAATAAATGCGACAAATGCGGATTTATAAGCAAATATTTTCAACAGTTCAATGTGTTCCACATTGATGGAGATTTAGATAACTGTAGGGTAACAAATCTTAAAACAGTGTGCGCTAACTGTCAGCGAATACTGCACGGCCTTAACTTACCGTGGAGACAGGGAGATTTATCACCTGATTTTTAATAGCCGCAAACAATTCGTCAATGGTACCGTTATTAGAAACTGTAACATCAATGTCTCCACCTACCCATGCTGTTTCGCTAGCATGAATACCTAATTGTTCCAGTCGTCGACGACCGATACTCCATCCAATAGTTTGAGGACCTGAGTTAGCATTTACTGCATCCTGATACCATTCTGGATCTGCGCCACGTGTTACTCTGATAACTTTACCGCCTGCATTATGAATAGCTTTAATTTCGTTAGGAAATCTAACATCACTGATTACAATATTATCAGTTGTCTTACGCATTTTGTTTTCTACACTGGCAATCCAAATATCGTCATGAAAGCCGTGCCGGCAAACTTCCGTGCCCCAGTACTGCAATACCCATCGAGGAGTAAGATTTGATTTATCTAGTCTAGCAGACCACCATGGATCGACTTGTTCACGCCACTCGCGGGCTTCTTTAGTACGGCCTTCTAGTAGTGTTCTGTCCCATCCGAAGACAGCAGCGACTGCATCTTTTAATGTGTTTGCAAAACTATCTCGTCTAAATTCGTGAAAATTAACCAAGTAATCTGCGGCTGTATCTTTACCAGAACCAATGAATCCAACAAAACCTATAATCATAGTATCTCCAAGCGATACTATAATTTACTATAATTCTGTATAATTGTCAATAGTTTTTTAGCCAACTACAAAGGTAAGTGGTTTTCCACCGTCTTTGTAATTAATTAGATCTAGTTCTAATTCAGCTAGTTCGGCTTTTCCCTCTGCTTTTAGGGCCGTGCCATTTAGTGTAGTACCACCTTGAGGGCTGGCGATAGTACCAAATTTTTCTCGTGCATCACCTAGTATAACCTTACATGTTGCTAGAGCATAATCTTTTAACCAAATACCAACATACGGATCACTAAACAATGCAAAATCTGGTCTATGATTGTATAACCATAATAAAATTTCTTCCTGTCCCCGTGGTCTTTGTAAGATAGTAATCTTCTTATTTGTAGCATTCCATATGAAGTCGATTTCGCTTCCGAACATTTTACCCACTAGCTTTTGATAGCTTGCAAATGCATAGTATGTTGCCAGGCCGCCCATGTTACTAGCACTTAACAAATAGGTGTTTGTATATGCTAAATTAAATGGTTCAAAAATTGTACCGCCACTGCCTCCGCCGGTGCGCGAACCGATACTTCTACGAAAAATTTGTCGAACTTCCATTACTTCTGATGGAAGAATATATTCGTTAACATCTTGTTCTAATATTAAAAATCCATAACTTTCTTCTGTGCTAGCCTGACTTCTTTGTCGAAATTTTGCCAATGCACGATCTATAGCAGTATTATAGTGCTTGGGATCTAGTTCTATATCAACCATGCCATCACCTAGCATGTTTTTAATATAATTAACTACTTCTTGTCTGGTGTTTTCTAGTTCGCTCATACGAATATTTAGCTATAAATACTGTCACTATGCCACGCTTATCACTATACCGCCCAGAAAAAGGCAACGATTTTAAGTTCATTGATCGCGCTATTAATGAGCAATTCCAAGTAGGTGGAACTGATGTACTCCTTCACAAGTATTTAGGTCCAGTAAATCCTGACGTGGGAGAATCCACCCCAGGTGTTCCGGTGAATACCAATCCTATTGGAGAGCTAGGAATACAAGATTTAATATTTTTAGAAAATCGTGATAGACATTACGCATCAGATGTGTATACTATTCGAGGCATTTATACAATGCAAGACATTGATTTTAACCTTAGTCAATTTGGGTTATTCTTGCAAAACGATAATATAATGATTACATTTCATTTACAATCAACAGTAGATGCAATAGGTAGAAAATTAATGGCAGGTGATGTATTTGAATTACCTCACTTAAAAGACGAATATGCGCTAGACGATGCAATGATT